TCCATTTGCTGGTTTAAGTCTACTGAAATTCTGACTGCCTCACAAAGGAGGAAAGTCAACTCTCCAAAAAAGCGCCTCTGTCCTCCAGTTGATCCGTGGCCTGCTCTTTGATCCAGGAATATTCCTTATACAAACCAATAGCAGACTTGCCGGGCGAGATATCCACTTCCTGGCCTTTCAGGAAAACTTTGCCTCCGTACGTCACCTCGGCCAGCGAAATCATAGCTTCCTCTTCAAGCTGCGCGGCAGTCATTCGGGCTTGCCGAAATTTCTGCTGCTGTTTTAGCCTGCGATCAATTACTTTCCGCTGTGATTTTTTGTATGCTTCTGAATCTGAAGATCCAATGATAAGATACATCGTCTTTTCATTTTCTTCACCATACGTCAAAACTTCACCGGTTGCAGGGTGCCTCAGGTCGAGTCTCTTGCCGTCTTCGTTTACTTTTAATTCGCTTAAATCCATTTTGCCCTCTCCTATATTTTGTTTTCATTATTTTGCCCTCTATATTTTTTTGGTCTCGCCGGTTTCGTCAAGGAGGGCATACCTGACTATACCTTTTCAGACAACCGGCGAGAATCGGTTAAGCTGCGTTGTATTTTCTGATCCTAAATGATGATTCCAGGGTGGTATCCTTGTACGGCTTCACCGTCAGGTTATCCACCAGCTCCCCGGACCCGCCGATGGGACGGCCAAAGTTGGTGATTTTGCAGGACGGATACTCAAATTCGTAGAATGAAGTATCCTCCAAGTCCTCATCCTCATGCTTGACCTGAATTTTCAGATCTAAGCTGGTCTCATTCTGATACTTGGATTTGATAGTCCCATCCGTGTAGTAGGCCGTCAGGGACATATCACCCACCATTTTCCCGTTGGCGACCGCAAACGGATACCTGGAACCCAGGGCAAACAGCGGTGTCGATTGGTTGTTGATTGACGGATTCATGCCGGAAAAATAGATCCCGGCTTCCCCCTCAAGACTGACAGTCCCGTTGAAGCTATCGTAAAACGGCTTGTTGGTTTCGGTGTAGGTTGCTCCGGAAACCGCATCACCAATATTGGCACCAAGGTCAAGCTCACGCCCGCCTACTGCTTCCAGCTGAAACGTCACGTCCCCGTTGGGAGCCAGGGAAATGCTAAAGCTGGCAATCTCGGTGTCGATGATCCTGACATATTCGTCCGTGTCAGAATGGTAGACTTCCCAGGCCACTGCCCGGCGGGTTGAACCCACCTTGACATAATCGGCCCCGGTTGTGGCTGCAATAGAGGCGGCAGATGTCACTGCAGAAAGTCCGGTGGCGTTTGCGCATGTGATCTTTGTCGCCGAATCAACCGCGGTCACTTCAAGGGCGGTGTTGTTCGCCGTGTGCGGTGCTATAAAGCCTGAAAAGATTATGATATCACCTACCTCGACCCCATCCGTGATCCACGAGCCGGTCGATCGAGTAAAAGAAAACCCGCTCGTCTCCGCGGCAACTGTAACAGTCAGCCCCGAAAGGGCATACTTGACCGCCCATGTTCCCTGCGCCGCCGCTTCAATAATATTGTCCAGGGCCTCGGGCCGGAACTTCCCGGAAACGGAAATCGAAGCATTCACGGTCCCGGTCCTGGGTTCCAGTTCGTTCCGATCCCCGGTCATAGAGTTGTCCTGGAGCTGCTCCGCCTGAACAGAATACTCCGCGTTGGTGAAAGGCAAAACAATCCATGCCGGAGTTGTATCAATCTCCCCGGCTGCTGCTTGTACGAGATAGGCCAGTTGGGCATTGTCGCCCAATCCTACCGTCACTAATCCTGTAGTCATAATGTCACCTCATCCTAAATTGTCATATATGCCCGGAAAGTAACGGACATTGGTAAAACGTATTTGGTATCTTCCCGCATTGCTGGCCCGACCTGACCGGCCCGGACCACGACGCGGGTGGTGATTCCTGTATTGGATAGAGATTGCCCCCGGTAAAAGTAGGGGGCGCTGAAAAACAGTTTTGCTATCCCATAGGCCGGGCCCCAGCCGCTGATAGCGGTCACAACGTCCACCTGATAAATCAGCGGCCCGGCATTCGGAGCGGTTGGACCCAGGTGGTGCCCTGTGAACTGGCCTGGCAGCATCCATTCCCGCAGGTAGGTGCTGGCAGATGGGTCTGCCGTCATGCCTTCCCACTTGACTGCCAGGGACTGGGCAGCGGCAAAGGTGTTCAGCAAGCCGGATAACAGGCCGTGTGCTTCATCAAGTCGTGTCATGCTGCCCCCAGGTGTTGGACCACTTCTTCAAACGTGATTCTGAACATACCGGAGGGTGCTTGTTTGGAGTGACCATATTCAAGAAACAAGATATATTCCACGTTATTATACAGAAAGATGGTGTCTCCTAGCTTGAAGCTGGCAAGACTCGCCCTGCCCTTGCTGATTGCGGCGTTGCCAGAACTGTCTACTGACATTGTGAACCCAGACGGCAAGCTGTTGATACTGATCTGCTGATTTGCCTTTGCTCTCCCGGTATCAACGGGCATCCGCTGAACAATCCTGCTGTGCATATCAAATCCAATCTTTCGGACAATCTTCTCCGCATTATCCACAGCCTTCTGCCCGAATTTTGCAAGATCAACCGAAAAACTCATTGCTTCCTCACATGACACTTAAAAAGCACTGCCGTATCTGCTGGTTTCACCGCTTCAACCGCCAGGATCGTCCAGCCATCCAATACATCGTTCTGTTCCGGCTCCAGTCCATCAGCGGCAACAAGGGCCACCGAATCACCCTGCTCGATAACAAACTTGTCTTTCCATTTCTGGGAGATCCCAACAAACACCGCCTTGACTGATCCGGTTTCCGGGTCCCCGGCTTCGCCCTCGACCGTTTCCCATTGACCGGTGACAGGGTTGTATTCCTGGTTGTCCCCGGTATATCCGGGTTTGGTCAGGGTTACAAACCGCCCGAACTTCGCAAGCATTTTCGCTGCCGTATCCTGAAGGCCGCTATACATTACGCAAGCCTCACATTGACAACGCTGCCGCTGGTCACATAGTCCCTCAGATACCGGAGCAGGGCCGGGAACATTTGCTGGTTCCCGCCGGGTTCGTACTCGATCTCGATCACGTCCACCTTTTCGCTGGCAACTCTCTGTTGTGTTTCAGGCATCAATACGCCAGGTGTTTCGTTTTCCATCCGGGCGGCATGTTTCAGGGCGGTGACAACAGCATCCGGCGGGTCGTCGTCCCACCAGAGATCAGAGTCATCATCTGTCCGTGCGTATGCCCAGGGCAGGCTTTCGATATAATCCATGGCCCGCAGAACATCGGCTTCGGTGATGGTGCCGGTGTAGCCCCTGACCGTGTTCCACGCCTGTATGTCCGCCAGCGTGGCGTATGTGTCGATTCCGACTGTAAGTGCCATTATTCAGCCTTTTTCTTGCGTTTCGGCCTGTCCTTAATGGTCTCAAACGTGGTGGTAGTCACAGGCTTTTTCCTTTCAGGTTCCGGATTCTCACCTGCTCTTTTCCATCCGTCTGCCAAAAGCCCCGGAACGTCCAGGGACCAACACTTTTTTGCTTTGCCGGTTTTCGGGTTGATTAAAGTTTCTTTGTTCATATTGCCCCCCGTAAAACTAAGGCCGGGTTGCCCCGGCCATGTAGTTAATAATCGGACAGGTAAGACCATTGGATGGTAATCTTGCCCGCAAGGTCCGCGGTTCCGTCCCCGGTGGTGACATCGCCTGCATCGAACGCCATGTTCAGATAGATCGGAATGGCGATGGACGATCCATCAAACAATGCACCAGCAGCGAGAACTGAACTCGTAGCGGCTGCACCAACACCGCTCACAAACGGATCAACCAATGCGGCTGAAGGCCCCAGGTTAACTGCTGTCCCGTCCAGAGTGGTGTTCGCCGTGGCAACCGTGCCAAATGAATAATCCCCGGACCCTGTATCGCTGATATTAGCAGATCCGGAAACATCAACACTGGACAAGGTGCCCACTGCGCCGTGAATCCAGATGCGGCCTTTCGGGAAGGTTGCCAGCTTCAGGCTTCCGTATCCGTCATCTGAAGCACCGGCCCTGGTCACGAGGTTGGCGCCTTTGGTGAACTCGACCACGCTGGTTCTGAAACCGTACTCGCCACCGTATTCCGTGACTGTGGCGATTGATTCGGGCACCAGGATTTTCTGGATGTTTTTCACTGCGGCATCGCCAAGGGGTTCGTTTTTGATCTTGACAACCCCTTCGCCTCTGGCCCTTACAACCTTTACAGTATCAGACATAATGCCCCCTTACTGCGTCGGGACGCAATATGCCGTGTAATTGATACCGGTGGCAACTGTGCCTGCCACGACGGTGTAAACACGCAGATAGCGGTAATAGGTGCCGTTGTTTTCGTTGTCGAAATACAGCTTGAAACGCCCGGTTGAATCGTCCTTGTTGCAGTCGGTTCTCTTGACTTCAGCTGCTGACAGGTTGAGTGCTGCCAGCTCAACAATATTGGTGTCGGTCCCGAAATCAGAATCGGATGATCCCTGGACAACGATGTCGTAAATTTCATCGTTGCTGGCAATCTCCAGTGCAGACACATCAAGAATCATGCACCCCTTGAAAAAACCGGTTCCAACATCAACAATCTGAGCGGCGCTGTCAACCTGTGCGGCTGCGCTTGCAGCTACAAGACCGGCGTCCTTGAATTCCAGGTCGCTGTCAAAAGTCCCCTGGGGTCTTTTTTTGCTATCTGTAATACCCATTGTAATTCTCCTATACGGTTACTGCTGCGTTGGTGATCCCGCCAAGTCGGGCGGCCGCTCTGCCGTGCATGCATGCGATACCGGCGTACCATTCGACACGGGTTCTCATTGCGGGCTTTTCTTCCAGCTCACCCAGGTCCCTTGCATCGATATCGCTGTTCTGGATACCTGTCACCATACCGGTGTTGAAAGAAACGCAGTAAATTGATGTATTCTGCGCTGTTCCTGCGCCGTCTGCTGTTTCGGTGAACGGAAGGACCTGGTCGCCATCATTGTCATAATCTGCGATCAGGATGGGCAGGTCGTTATACATGGCGATCTGGCGGCCAAAAGCGTCAACCTGCCAGGTGATAAAACCGCCCACGGTGGACAGCCTTGCAGCTGCTGTCAATCTGCGCCTCATGGTCTTGTTCATAATTAAATGCGTCGGAGATTCAACTGCATCGATCATTTCATCAAGCTTGGCCAGAGAAAGGGCGGCGCCGTTGTCGGTGTTATTCCAGATCAACTGATCGCCGGTGATCCGTGTTTCAAGGCCGTCGAAGCCGCGCGGATCGCTTGCGCTGTCGCCTTTAAGGAACTGCGCAGTCCAGGCAAGGGCCAGGGCCTTCACCTTCATGGCTTCCTGGACGCTTCTGTGGTCCATGCCCATTGTTTTCAGAATAAACATATCGACATCCAGGTCCCCGCCGGCGATAACCAGCGGTTCAGTGATGGGGTTCAAAATGCCGGTTGATTCGGTGTAAGCTTCGTTCACACCACGAAAACCGATACCGGGCAGAGTTTCTTCGCGGTTGTATCTCAGGGCATTACCCTGGATGGTATCAAAAGGCAGAGTCATCAGGATGTCACTATTACGCGCGTACATCTCAATAATTGCGGACTGAATCGGGTTCTGGCTGCGTTTTGCAGCTTCTACTAATGTTAGGGCCATATCTTTTTATGCTCCATTTTTTATGTGTTGCCCGCCTTTCGCGCGGCGGCAAGTCGTTCTATTGGCGGTAAGTTATGCCAATTTGAACTGTTTTGTCTGCTTCTACTTTGCTGCGCCCCGGAACCTGTTTTTTCGCTACCAAGGTAAAACTCGGGCATTTCTTTCTGAAAAGTATTCTTAAAAAAGTCATCAAGTGAATCAGATGTCTCTTCTCCATTGTCATCAAGGATTCGGATATCTCCGTTTTCGTCCATTGCAAAATTAGATTCCGTCAGTTTCAACGCCTTTTCAACTCGTTCAGGTCTGATGTTTGCTTTTAAAGCAGCATTGCGAACCTTGTCGTCAAG